ATCATTAAAGGTAGGGCAGACTTAGGTCATAATACCTGTTTAAAGTGTGGCGAAACAGTTGCTAGAAAAGTCAAGCATACTATTGTACCCATGCACAAATCAAATTATGTACCTATATTTGACTTACAAGATTTAAAAGGTATCAACAATAAAGGAGGGTTTCACAGATGAAAACTCTATCAAAAGCAGACCAAGAATTTTTAGTAGACATAATTAAATTAAGTGCTAAAAAATTCTATAAAGAAGCAATAGACCAACAATTCACTCTAACTAACAAAGATGTTTCAAAGCATAGGGAAACACTTAGCCAATGTATACTGAGAGCATGTTCTGAACTAGGATATTCAGTAACACCTAAAATGTTATCAGATTTAACATACCATATTAAAAATGGCAGAGAGGATACAACATGTCTAAAAATAGAACAAGAGTAAAAACTAGGTCATTACATTCTTATTCCAGTGAGGGAATACCCAGACGAAGTATGCGGAAAAAAATAACATCTGTAATAAAATCACAGACAATCACTAAAAAACCTAGTGATTCCTTTGGTTTACCTGTTGAACTTATCCGTAGTCCTGTACACGGATTTTATCGTTTATATCACCCAAGCCTACGCAAGTAGAGGAGAGATAATATGTCATCATTATCAAAATTATTTGACAAGAAAAAAGAATTTATAGAAGTTGTTGAGGAAACTGAAGAACTTGGCGAAATTACTGTTGATTGTCCTGCCATTATAGAACTTAAACAGGATAAAGAGTTAGATAAAGAATTAAATATTCAAATAAACCCTGATTATTATACTTTAGATGATTTATTATCTTTTCTTAAATTATCCAAGAAAAAAATTACTAAATGTAATATATCAGTCAAAAAAGTAGATGAATCTGCATTACATTTAAAGTTTCACGAGGGTACAATTATTTTGCACTCTGATTTTACATTTGATTGGGAGATATAATATGGCAAAATCAAAATTAACTGTTGGTCATGATGCTGAATTATTCTTATATGATGAGAATGATAACGCAATACCAAGTATTGGCTTAGTTGGTGGTAGCAAAGAATGTCCACGAGTTGTCAATAAAAATGGAGGTGCAGTTCAAGAAGATAATGTTATGGCTGAACTTAATATTAAACCTTGCACTACGTCAGCTTTATTTGTATCAAGAACTAATGAAGTCATGGATGCATTGAGAACTATCATAGAGCCGCAAGGTCTACATTATAAAATATTAGACTTTCAAAAGTTCGAACCTAGATTTTTAAAATGTAAACAAGCCAGACAGTTTGGATGTGACCCTGACCGTAATGTTTATACCATGACAGAAAATGTTGTAGATGCTAAATTATTACAAAAAAACCACGTGCGTACCGCAGGCGGCCATATTCATATTGGTATGACTGAAATAGATACTTTACCAATGGCTCAATCTAGTTTAGTCAAAGGTTGTGATGTATTTATTGGTTTACCATTAACAATATTAGAACGTGAATCACAAAGAAAAGCATTTTATGGTAGGGCAGGTTCTTACAGAGAGAAAGAGTATGGTATCGAGTATAGAACACCAAGCAATATATGGTTATCTAATGACCTTATTATAGAATGGGTATTTAGACAGGTACGAATATTATCTAGAGAAATGCTGATTTCATTGTCTAATAATCAAATACCCTCATATGAACGAATGATATTGGATTGGGGAGAGAATAGTTTTCAAGAAGTTATTAATAACGGTTATTGTGATGATGCCTACGACATGTGTAAAAATTATGGTATTGAAATTCCTAAGTTGGAGAATAAATAATGCATATTAGAGAATCTAGACGTGACTTTAGACAAAGGTATAGAACATGCACGGTTATTGTCTTACATAAAAAATTACAACAGTTATTTTATATTGATGATGTTGATGAAGATTTAGAGTATATTTCTGGTTCATTAATTTCTGATGATTCAAAATGGAGTCCACATAAATTTAAGTTAGAAGATATTGTAATGGATTTTAAATTTCCTGACTTAGGATTATTAAATGCTAAAAAAAGTGTAGTTAGGTTGTCTAGATTTTCTACTCAGCAGTATAGACAATCATTCAACGAAAGACTTATAAATATAACCAAGAATGACCATGTAAGAGATATTCACGAAATTTATGCTTTGCCTTCATTTGATTATGAAGATTTAAGAAAACCTAAATTTATTAAAGATATATTTTATCCTTCATATTTTAGTGCAAGCGGTTTAATTAGTAGAATTATTGCTGACGATAGGTATGCAGGTGCTATATCTAAAGACTGGTTTATGACTACAACATGGTTAAATAATGGAATTTATCTTGGCTATAAAGATGTAATAGTCGGCAGAATGAGAGATAATACAATGTACCCTACTGTAGAATTATTCAATGGAAACAGTGACTTAATAGATTTAATACAACTAGAAAATATTGAAATAGGAGGAATGTTAAATGCCCAAAGATAATATTGGCTCAATATTTGAAAAAAATAGGAACATATTTTCGTACCAAGAATCTAGAGATTTTGTAGAACCTAGAACAATTATTGGTGTTGAGATTGAGTTAGAAAATATGCATACAGCCTCTAGGTTTGCTGATGCGGGAGTGCCTAGAAATAATACTGATGATAACTTTAGTATTGACGGAGAAACTAGAGGTGTGTTATTCGGTACAGGATATTGGAACGTAAAAAGTGACGGCAGTTTGCGTGACGGAGGTGTTGAGTTTGTTACTAAAAAATTATTTGGTAAAGATTTGACTATGGCTCTTGATGAATTAAATGAATATCTTATTAACGAAGTTGATACTGAATATTCTACTCCCTCCGATAGGTGTAGTGTACATATACATTTAGATGTAACTGATTTAGATAAAAATGAGTATGCCAGATTACTTATTGACTATGCTATATTTGAGAACGTATTGTTTCATTATTGTGGCGAACATAGAAAACATAATTTATATTGTTTACCCTTTGCTAAGTCTGATGAATTTAAACGTACTCTATCGCACATATTAACATCAGTGACTAAAAATTTAGACTTTAAAAAATATGTAAATGGTTTTCCTAAGTACAGTGCATTGAACTTAAATGCTACGTCTAAGTATGGTAGTCTAGAATTTAGGTTGCATGGTGGAACGTATGATATGATGCGAGTCAAACAATGGATTAATATTATTATGTGCCTCAAGAAAAATTGTAGAAACAATACTGCAGACAATTTACATAGAGAGATATCTAGAGTTGGTATGTCAAATTATCTAGAAAAAGTATTCAAGAACTATCACAGATTACTGGACTACGAAAACTGTGAATCAGATATTATAAATGGTGTAAGATTGGCTCAAGATATTATGTTATATAATGATATGAAACAGAGTAGCAAAGATTATTTTACAGCTAACAATATATTGTTACATGCTGAAACAGAGATGGAAACACAGTTAGAGGAATATAAAATTCCTTCCCCTCTAAATAAATATATAGAAAGAATTGGTAAAGAACCTAAACTGAACCACCTTAGGTATGCGATATCTAGATTTTTTAATGTCTTTGAACGAGAGGAGGAGGAAGAATTTGAACACAATGATGATTATAACGAGGACGATTATAGTGAGGAGGAAGAATATTATGACGAGGGGTAACTTATGTGTGGTATAACAGGTGTTATTAATTTAAGCGACTTTAAGTTAGGGCTTGATGAAAAAAAGTTGTTTAAAGATTTATTAGTTGCTACTTCTTTACGAGGTAAACATTCAACAGGTATGTTTACTGTGCCTTTAGATAACAGTAAGAACGTAAAAACATTTAAGAGTGCAGTTTGTGCAGGAGAATTTATAGAAACTAAACAGTTTAAGGAAGTAATACAAGATTTTAGTGATTACAAATATGTTGTAGGTCATACTAGGTATGCTACTAATGGTTTAATAAATAATGAAAACGCACATCCATTTAGTTGTGAACATATAACATTGGTACACAATGGTAATGTTGCTAATAAGCATGAAATATGTTTATTAGGCGATAAAAAAGGTTCTGATTGTCAGGTCGACTCAGAATCACTAGCTATTGCACTAAGTAAAAATAACATCTGTAATTTTATTGAGAAAGTTGAGGGTGCGTTTGCTATCGTATGGTACGATAGAATAAATCGTAAGTTAAATTTTATTCGTAACACTGAAAGACCTTTACATTTTGCTATTATAAAAGATGAAAATGTAATATTATTTGCGTCTGAGGCAGAGGCATTATATTTTGTAGCTAAACGTAATAATATAAAGTTATCTAAAATATTTTCATTAGACGTTGGTACATTATTAACATTTGATAAAGACCGTAACTATGAAATTAAGAAAATATATAATGGAAAGCAGGTCAGACCTGCATATACTCCTTATGTAGGGTATGCTCACACATATTACAATAATTACAATGATTCTATATATAATTCTACTAGACCAACGTATATTGCAAACCCTGCAAATATTAAAGATGATTTAGTTCTTGATAATGATTCATCTTTTGATGATGATTATATTTTTGATGATGATGATGATTATGAATGGAATAGCATAGGTCAAAAGTACTTAGTCAATGGTCAGTATGTTGATTATGAAGTATTTAGAAAAGCAGTAGAGGACGGTTGTGAAGTTTGTTCCCGTCCAATATATTGTACAGAGGATTACAAAATTAGTTGGACTGATGTAAATCGCCCTATTTGTGAAGACTGTGGCAAAACAGGCGAGTTCGATTCACACATTACAGTCAAAGGAGTGTAGTTATGCAAGACAAAGTACAGTTTTCATTTACAAACGAAGATGGCAATATTGAAAAATATTACATTGGATATGACTACAAAAAGGTAGGTTCTTGTTGTGGTATTCAAGTATTATGTGACATACATATTGCCAAGTGGACAGAGCAAATTAATGATGATGATGAAGATATGGGGTGGTTTTCTACACTATCTTATAGAAACATTGGCAAAGACTTGAAAAGAGAAGCGTTTACAATACTCAGAGATTACATTGACGAAGGTGGTCATAAACGAAGTTGGTCTGCAGGTGTGGCTGTCTTATGTGATTATGTTAAGTTGCGTGGTAATAATCGTGCAACTTTTCTTACACGAGAATTTGCTGAATGGGACAATTGGAACACTGACGGCTTAGTTGCTAAAAATCCAAATTCCCCTAATTATGTACAATTATGGACTAAATACTTAACTAAGGTTAAAGTTAATCCTCATTATCAGGTTAGTGAAGTAGTAGATATTACTAATGAGTCATTAGAAAATGCTTAGGCCTATAATATACCCTTACAAACTACAATCTAAGTCAGCTAAAGCGTTATCTGAATCTTTATCTGATTTAAGATGTAAACGTGTACGTGAGAATGGTAATTATTCGTACCACGATAATCATGTAGTTATTAATTGGGGCAATCCAAGATATCCTAATTGGTGGAATCAAAATAATTACATTGTAAACATACCCCAGTTTGTGAAAGATGCCCAAAACAAACATAAATCGTTCGTAGTTATGCTTGGTAACGTGCGTATTCCTGCATTTACCACTGAGAAAGAATATGCGGAGGGATGGATTCATAACGATAGGGTTGCAGTAGCTAGGACATTATTGCGTGGTTGTGGTGGACGTGGTATTCAATTAGTGGATGATGTAGATAATTTACCCGACTGTGCATTATACACAAGGTATGTAAAAAAATCTGATGAATATAGAATACATATTTTTATGGGAACTATCATTTTTGCACAGAAAAAAATGCTTCGCAATGGAAGCACAGGCAACAATTTTCAAATACGTAATTATGACAATGGGTGGATATTTGGTAGTAAAAACGTAGCCATACCACAAGATGTGGTAGAACAAGCATTATTAGCAGTTAAGGCACTTAGGTTAGATTTTGGAGCAGTAGACGTAGGTTGGCAGGAATCTTCACAAAAAGCATTCGTGTATGAAGTTAACACCGCCCCTGCATTAGAGGGAACTACTTTGAGTTTATATAGTCAACAAGTACGGAGGTTATTAGCATGAGAAAAATATTTGTATATGGTACATTAAAAAAACACCAACCTAATTTTCCAATTATTAAGAGTGGTATATTTTGTGGTGTTGGAAAGCTAGGTAAGTCAAGTAGATATAGAATGGTAAGCTTAGGTGCATTTCCTGCTCTTATTCCTGCCAGTATTACAGAGTCTCAAACAATTACTGGCGAGATATGGAAAGTAGACGAAAACGCATTCTTAAACGTAGAACTCTTAGAGGGTTATCCTACATTTTACGACAGAGAAAAACTTCCTGTTGAAGATTCTGAAGGCAATGAACATCATTGTATTGTTTATTATATTCCTGACGAACTGAGTTCAAGACATTTAAAAAGCGTACATATGGGTAACTGGTTAGGAAGCGAAGATTCATCATATGGTGTAACTACAAGTTATAGTGGCTAATTATAAAACACAACTTTCGTATCTTAATTCTGAATTAGATATTGGTGAAACAACTAGAGAAGCACAATGCCCTTTTTGTCTAAAACAAAATGGTGATTTTGCTGTGACAAGAGTTGAAGATGGATTATTGTACAAATGTTTTAGGGTTGCGTGCGACTCTAAGGGATTTATTTCCAGTAATTTAGGACAATGGAACAGTCGAGAATTTTTACCTATTTTTTCTTCGCCTGTTCGAAAAACTGAGGAATACCCTTTTGAGTCGCACATTATTAATTTAAACGAAAAACAAATTTTATATTTACAAAATAAATTTAACTTAACTAAAGAGGAGATTATATTAAATAAAATAAAATGGTGTAATAAAACTGAAAGAGTAATATATCCCATATTGTCACAACAAGGTGAGACTAAGGGATACGTTTCTCGTTACTACAAAGAATTATCCAACAAGAGATATGACGGAGTTAAGTCTAGAACTTATTGGATTAATAGAAGTAATAATTACTATAATGTAAGTTTTCCTTATTGTAATAATTACAATGTAGACAGTATATTTGTATTAGTAGAGGACATAGTAAGTTCAATAAGAGTGGCTAGGCATATGCAATGCGTAGCATTATTATCTAATTCTATACCTACAAATGCTATGAAATTTTTTTCAGGAAAAGATATAGTTATTGTATTAGATAATGACGCAACAACACATGCCATAAAGATAAAGCAAAGATACTCTTTATTTTTTAATTCTTGTCAAGTAATAGCTATTGACAAAGACCCAAAAAATATGGGTAACGAAGAATTAATAAATAAAATTATCAACCTCATAAAAATAGATTGAACTTATTCTCCTCTAGTTAGTCCAAATAGTATAATCATCATAAGATACTGATAATCAGTATAAAATAACAATTGTAATATTATTATATATAATATTATATATTATATCATATATAAATAAAATTATGGAATCTAAAATATTATCTTCAATTATTAAAGACAAAGAATCGTTTAACAGGTTGTCGAAACTAAACGTCAAAGATTCTTTTTCTGACCCCGCTAAATTCATATACGATATTGTCTGTGATTTTTATGACAAAGATATGAGTGCAACTGAAGTTGATTTAGAATTGGTAGAAAAACGTATTGCTAGAGAATTGCCAAAGCAGATAGACTTATACAGAAACATATTAAAAACACTTGAGGGGACTACCTCATCAGCAAATCTTATAGAAGAAGTTATTGCAATGAAAAAAGATGCAATAGCACGAGAACTATCATCATTATTGCTGACACAAAAACGCAGTGGTGTACTCGAATTAATGGAGTCATACAAGGATGTTGAATTGTCCACGCAAGATGACAATGATGAAGACGAAAGTCTTTTAGTCAGTGCTAGCGTATCTGACGTAGTAGAATCCTTGACAAACAAAAATAGAATTAGGATGTGGCCTAAAGCTTTAAATGAAGCTACGGGTGGAGCAATAAGAGGAAACAACGTACTTGTCTTTGGTAGACCTGAAGTAGGCAAGTCGTTATTTATTATCAATATGGTCGGTGGCCTGTTACATGACGGCTACAAAGTATTATTCATAGAAAATGAAGACCCAGCGAAATCAACAATGTCTAGACTCATCTGCAGACTAGCAGAAAAACCTATAGTGGACGTTATTGATAACCCTGATAAGGTTGAGGACGTAGTCAAGCAAAAGGGTTACGATAATCTAATACTTAAATCATTGTCCCCTGGAACTTTTAAGGACATTCAGAGTCTAATCGACCAACACGGAGTGGATGTTGTTATAATCAACCAACTCCGTAACATTTGGGTAGGTAAAGAAAGTAGGGTAGAACAGATGGAGATAGCCGCTACATCTGCAAGAAATCTAGCTAAGAAGAACGATATCTTAGTTATTGGAGTTACCCAAGCAGGTGATTCGGGAACGAATAAACTGCGTTTAGAGATGGGAGATATAGATTTCTCAAATACTGGAATGCCTGCCCAAATGGACTTAATTATTGGTGTTGGCTCTAATGATGAGTACGACAGCAAATCGTGGAGAATGATTTCTTTGCCAAAAAATAAACTGAGCGGAGAACACGTATATTTTCCAGTTTTAGTAGACACTAAAATAAACAAGGTAAAATCAGTATGATTGATACATTGTGTGTAATATTTATGACAGCATACTTTAAACATTCCGATGGGAACTACAGCCCAATACCTGAGGACACAAAAAGAGTAGAAATAAAAACTGAGGAGTTTAGGACTTTATTATTTAAAGTGGGAGATAAAAAATGGTTTGGTAATGTTAATGGAAAAATATTCTACGACACTTTACCAAATTATACAGATTACCTTTGTAAACTAGCAGATAAGGAGCCACTACCAGAAAAGGCATACAAAGAAAGGTCAGTGCTGTATTACTGATAACATACTATGAATATATTTTATTTACATAAAAACACTGAACAATGCGCTAATATGCATTGTGATAAGCACGTGGTAAAAATGATACTCGAGTCAGCACAATTATTGTGTACTGCACACAGAGTATGTGACGGGGATGATTACTGTGATGATTATAATCTATACAAGAAAACGCATCAAAACCACCCGTCAGCAGTGTGGGTGAGAAAGTCTGCTGATAATTACCGATGGCTACATGAATTATTTTTCTTTTTGTTAATAGAATACATTGCTAGATATAATCGAATACACAAATGTACCCAATTATATGAAGCTTTAATTAAAGTGCCTGACAATATTGGCAGTGAAAAGTTTACTACACCACCACAATGTATGCCTGACGAATACAAGCATGACAATACGGTAATGGCTTATCGCACTTATTACAACGTAGAAAAGTCTAGATTTGCAAAATGGAACTATTCGAACACACCTAATTGGTTTAAAAATGATTTATAATATACCAAAGTTTGTGACAAGTCCTAATCCTGAGATATTCAGGTCAGATAATTATTTGGTATTTGATTTTGAAACAACTAACTTAGACAAAGGAGACCCTTTAAATGAAGATAACAGTATCATACTCATTGCGTGGCAAAGAAACCTTGATGAACGAGGAGCTTTCGTTCGACATCCAGAACCAAGACATATCGAAAGATTTCTCGAAGAAGTGGAAAGAGCTGATTTCATTGTTGCACACAACGCAAAATTCGAACTTGGTTGGCTTAAGCGCTTCGGAGTCAGACTTGAAGAGACACTTCCCTTTTGTACACAATTGGCAGAATATGTACTACGCTCAAACAGAAGGGGGAGATTATCGCTGGATGAATGCCTCAGAAGAAGAAGACTTGGAGGAAAAGAATCAATAATAAGTGCTATGATGGGCGCAGGAATATGTCCTTCAGAAATGCCTGAAAACTGGCTAAAAAAGTACGCTAAAACAGACGTAGAGCAGACTAAAAAATTATTTGAGCACCAGCGTAAACAATTATTTAAAAATGGCTTAGAACGCGTTTTTTATACTAAGTGTTTACAAATACCAGTTATAGCTGATATAGAGTTTAACGGCATGTGCTTAGATACTTCCAAAGTAAAGGAAGTGTATAAACATTCAGTGTCAGATTTAAGGTCTGTAGAAAGAGAATTAGACGAGTTTACTGGTGGCCTTAACCCAAGAAGTAATAAGCAAATGGCTGAGTTTATTTATGATGAGCTTAAATTTGCTATGCCCAAAGACCACAATGGTAATATTATAACTACTCCTAAGGGGGAAAGAAGTGCTTCATCTGTAGTTATATCTTTATTGAAGCCAAAGACTAGCGAGCAAAAGAAATTTATAAAACTAAAACAAAGGCAGGTAAAACTAAATGCGCAAGTTACAAAATCTCTTGAAAAATTTAATGAATGTTGTGAGCAAGGAGAAGGTATACTCCACGCCTCTATCAACCAAGCAGTTACTACTACTGGCAGGTACAGCAGTACTGGAAAAACATACAAGTGCCAATTCCAGAACGTGGATCGAGGATTTAAACGATTATTTAGAGCAAGAAAACCAAGCTGGTTGGTGGGCGAAGCTGATGAAGCACAACTGGAGTTTAGAGTCGCTGTCTGGTATGGACAAGATAATCAAGGACTTCGAGACATACAGGGAAATTTTGATGTTCATTCATTCACAGCTGACATCATATATCCAAGAGAACGGGATCGTTCCATCGCTAGACAGAACGCAAAAGCACATACATTTAAGCCTCTCTATGGTGGAACAAGCGGAACACCATCTGAGAGACGTTATTACAGAGCGTTTACTGAAAAATACAGGGGAATCACTAGAGAGCAAGATAAATGGGTAGATGAAGCAGTTATAAACAAAGAATTAACACTTCCTACAGGGATGAAGTTTTACTTTCCCTCGCTGAAGGTTACACATACTGGTTATGTTGAGGGTAATACGTCAGTTAGAAATTATCCAGTACAATATTTGGCTACAGCTGAGATTGTTCCAACAGCGCTAGTACATGCTTGGCATTGTTTTAAAAGTATAAATGCCGAGTCTTTTATCACAAATACTATACATGATTCAATTATTTGTGAAATACATCCAGATGAACGGAACTTATTCGTGGATGTGATGTCAGAGTCTTTACAGGAATTTCCTGTGAAGTATATGAAGAGATTATATGGAATTGATTTTAACATACCATTAAAAGCTGAAATAAAAACAGGAACTCATTGGGGGTCTTAATTATGAATACAGCAGAAGGGGTCGTAGAGACCATAAGAGCAGGCAGAGGAGTATCGGCATCAATAAGTGGTGCTTGGTATGGTGCTGGCTTTGATGTAAATAAACTACCTTTTAAGGAAGGTAATACCATTAAGTTTGTATACACTGAAAAAGGAATCTATAAAAACATGGATTTAAAAACAGTGGAAGTAATAGATGCATCAGAGAACACCAACATGAAAGAACAAGTAGCGCCTAGAAAGGCTACAGCTACTGGTGGTACCGCTGGAGCAACAATAACTAAGTCAGGTGGACCAGAGCCAGTCTTTGTATCAAGAGATGGCTATTGGTCTAAGAAAGAAGAAGAAGATAAGCTAAGGTCTAAAGAAATTAGATATGAAGCGTGTCTTCAGAGAGCCATTGCTATGGTAGATTTACTTATCACTTCAGGAGCAATTAGCTTAGGTGCTAATGCCAAGAAGAAATCTGAAATAGTTGAGAAAGCAGTAGAAGCGTTTACTCGTAAATTCTACGGTGAAGCGACTGCGGCAAGAGATGGAGCATTTGATGCTCCTTCTCTAGACAACCTAAATAAAGATTTAGAAGAAGAGGATACAAATTATGAATAATAGATACATTGATGAGACGTTAGACTATAAGTTAGTCGTACAAGCGTCAGTTGCATCTAAAGCAAACGGGCATTTAGTTTATGCAATAGTAAATAAAGAAACAGACGTAGTAGAAGCTGAAGTACCTTTTTTAGTACAAGGGTATGAAGGTTTGCATGAAATGCAAGCTACTTTAGATGATTGGAGAAAGAAATTTGACTCCAAGCAAGTTAAAGAAACAGAAAAAGAATCAGAGATTTTAATTAATTAACATGAAAGCTCTAATAGACGGAGATATTATCCTTTACAGGTGTGGCTTTGCTGCGCAAAGTAAAGTATATAATTTATCTTTACCCTCTTACTTGGGAGAGATTCCTAAGTTTAAGTACAAGAAAGACATGCTTGCTTGGAAAAAAGAGAATGGGCAGAATAACGTTGAGTTTTCTGTTGTTGTTGATACTGTTATTGAGCCTGTTGAAAATGCTCTAAATAACGTAAAGACGGTACTAACAGAAGTACAAAGCTATTTGTCCAAAAGGTTTAATGATGTTGAGATGGAAGTTTATCTAAGCAGTTCTCTCAATTTTAGAGATGACGTAGCTACGATAAAAGTTTACAAGGGCAACAGAGACCCTTCTCACAAACCTCACTGGTATAATGAAATAAAAGAATATTTAAAAACCGTATGGAAAGCTAAAGAAGAAGAGCATCTTGAGGCAGACGATATTCTAGCAGACTTACAAGGTAGCGATACTTGTATTGTAAGCACTGATAAAGATTTAGACCAGATATCTGGATGGCATTACAACTGGGTAAAAGATATATTGTATGAAGTGTCCCCTGACCAAGCAGTGCACAGTAAGTACATACAAATACTAACTGGAGATTCTACTGATAACATAGAAGGTATTCCTGGACTTGGTCCAGTAGGAGCCGAGAAGTGCTTAGAATGGTGCGAGTCTATAGAAGATTATGAGCAATCTATCAAAGAAGAGTATGAACATTTTTTTTCTCAGACTGAAAAAGGTATTCAAAAATGTAATGAATATGGCATGGTTTGGAGCGAAATTTTAGAAGAGACTAGACAATTAATAACTTTAGGAGCAAGAAAAGATGAACAACAAACTTGAAGAAATCTTAGCTACACTTTTTTGTTACGCAACTATAGGTGTAATACTATGGTGTTTTTCTTACGTAATATATCTTTATTTACAAGTATGAAAAAGAAAATAGAACATACATCTGATAATGATGTGCAAGATACCTTAGATAAAGCTGGAATAGAAAGACTTTGGAGAGGTGTCAGCAAAACTAACGTAAAGGACATAGAAGAGTTGAAGCACGCAAACCAACTTAGAAAATACTTAAAAGGTAGAGAGAAATGGCTATCAAATATAGGTCAAAATTTGAAGAAGAAATTGCTAAAAAGCTAAAGGGAACCAGAGCTAGATATGAAAAACTTATAATACCATTTTATAAAGTTCACACATATAAGCCTGATTGGGTTCTGCCTAATGGAATTATAATCGAGGGAAAAGGAAGATTTACTTCTTACGACAGAGCAAAACATTTATTAATAAAGGAGCAACAACCTAGTTTAGACATTAGGTTTGTGTTTAAGTATGATAACAAATTGCATAAAACTTCTAAGACTAGATACTCAGAATGGTGCATACGACATAACTTTAAGTATTCTTTTACAGAAGTACCTAAGGAATGGATAAGAGAGAAGAAGAAATCTATTACTGTTTTAGATGTGGCAGTAAATCTGAAAAAGGATTAGATAATGAAATGGCTGAATGCCATGAATGTGGAGAACATGCAGTTGTATCCGTGCTCATGGCTTATGACATATTAAACAGTCTCTACTTACGTGGAGAACTTAACTTAGATTATGAGGAAAATGAATATGAGGAAATATGCTACGACCCTGGTGATTCCTGATGCTCACGATGGTCCTGAATATAACAAGGATAGATTCGAAGCTCTTGGAAACTTCATTGTCGAAAATAAACCTGACAATATAGTACAAATAGGAGACTTTATGAATCTAGATTCTATAAACTTCTTTGACAACAATAAACCTCTAATGAAAGAGGGTAAAAGATTAAAAGATGATATAGATTCAGGCATAGAAGCGTATGAAAAGATAATGAAACCCATACGCAACTTATGGACAAAACAGTCAAGATGGAAAACTAAAAAGTATAATCCTAATAGATATTGGTTATTAGGAAACCACGAGCTTAGGACTTGGAGATATACTTTAGATAAACCTGAACTTAGTGGGTTTATACCTGAGACAGATTTTGTTGGAGCTGGTAAAGACAAGTGGGATATAGTAGAATATAGACATTA